ACAGATAATGCAACAAATAGAAATGCAAATTAGTACAGGTGTCGGATTTGCGAAAGCAACAATGGCAATGCTTCCAACGATACAAGTAGATGGAAATTCTAAAAAACTTTCGGATTACGTTACAATGGACACAGACGCAGAAAATATTAGAGACTGGGTTTTTAAGATAGAAAACCCTCCGGTTAAAGACCCGGCAGTATTAGCTCAATGGAACAGCTTTAAAGAAAAATTTGAAAAGTTTAAAGAGATGCGAGACAAATATGCTGAAACTGCTAAAAAATTAGAAGAATTAGAAAGAAAGAAAAGAAAGTTTGAAGAGGAGACAAGAGTTACGATAAGAAAAGCGGAAAACACTATGAAATCTATATTCCAATCGCCTTATCTATTGCCGGGTACATGGGCCGCTATGTTACCATCAATAATACCGTTTGGTGGAGGCATCAATCCTTGGCCAATGCCCCCGCCGTTCATTAGTACTGTTCCTGGTATGATTTATCTTGCGATACTATTTATAGATGCGATAGAAGAAAAAACGCATGATGACATGCAAAAAACAGCTGATCCGAACTGTGAAGACCAGTTATAGAGGAGATACTAGATGGATGGAATTGGACCGATACTGCCCCTTCAAAGAGACGATAAGTTTGGATCTTACACGCTTCATGAAGAATATGGTAAAGAAGTAAAACAAAATTTTAAAAATCTCTTGTTAACAAGCCCGGGCGAACGCATGATGATTCCTGCTTTCGGTGTTGGTCTTAGAAGTTATTTGTTCGAGCCGTTAAGCCAAGCTGTCCCTGCGATTCGACAAATTATAAACAGTCAAGTTACTCGGTATATGCCGTTTTTGACGATTACAAAGCTTCAATTCAACCATAATATAGATAAAGATTTAGCGGCAGACACAAGTATCTTGTCTATTAAAATAGAATACGACGTATCTAGTATCAACCTAAAAGCATCTTTAGTTTTGCAGGCCGAGGACATAAACTAAAATGTCAAAAAAGAATAAAAAATTAATAAAGTATACGAATAGAGAATTCAGTAGCATAAAAGAAGGGTTGGTTGACTACGCAAAAAGATATTATCCAGACGTCCACAAGGATTTTTCTGCTGCTTCTTTCGGTTCTTTGATGTTAGATACGGTAGCTTACGTCGGCGATATTCTTTCTTTTTATCTAGACTATCAAACAAACGAGTCTTTTCTTGATACTGCAGTTGAATATGACAACGTTTTAAGATTAGGAGAGCAAGTTGGATATAAGCAACCATTAAAATCAAACTCTTTTGGAGTCGTATCCTTATTTGTTCTAGCTCCGGTTATAACTGTTGGCTCTGCGCCCGACACAACGTATTTACCAGTCTTAGCTAAAGGCAGTCGGTTTTCTTCTGATAGCGGCCAAATATTTACACTGATAGACGATATAGATTTTGCTAGAGACAACAATGAAGTAGTTGTTGCAACTTCTAACGCGCAAGATGGTCAGCCAACATCTTTTGCTGTCAAAGCTATGGGTAGGATTATTTCTGGAGAAATAAACACGGAAACAGTAAGCGTCGGAGATTTCACAAGGTTTTTGACAGTTTCGTTATCTAACCCAAACATAACTGAAATAGTTTCTGTAGTCGACGCGGAAGGACATGAGTATTTTGAAGTTGACTATCTTTCTCAAGATACAATTTTTAGATCTGTCGTCAATAAGGACCAAGAAACTAGAAAATATGTACCGGATATCATGGTCTCAACTTCTGTTCCTAGACGATTCACTGTTTTCAACAGAGCTGGAACTATATTTGTAAAATTTGGTTACGGCTCTGAATCTTCTTTAAAGACAGACAATACGACGCACCCTTCAAACGTTGTTTTAAAAATGCACGGCCGCGATTATGAAACAGACGCGACGATCGATCCATCAAAACTGCTAGAGACAGACAAGTTCGGAATTGCGCCGGCAAACACGACTTTAACGATTACGTACAGGACAAATACTAGCGACAATGTTAATGTTGCAACTCGTGGTTTGACAGGAGTTGTACAACCTTTGTTCATTTTTAAAGGAGAAGCAACAGACGCAACGAAAGTTTCTACGGTTAGGGATAGTTTAGAGGTCGTTAACGAAGAAGCGATCACCGGCGACGTAAGTCTTCCGTCAGTTTCCGAATTGAAACAACGAGTCAACGATGTTTTTGCTTCTCAAAATAGAGCGGTAACAGCTAACGATTATGAAGCGTTGGTTTATAGAATGCCTCGACGCTTTGGAAGTACAAAAAGAGCTAAGATCTTAAGAGATCATGACTCTTTTAAAAGAAATCTAAATTTGTATTTATTGTCGGAAGATGAAAACGGCAATCTTATGGTCGCCAACAGTTTATTAAAAAACAATGTTAAGACTTGGTTAAACCATTACAGAATGATCAACGACACTATTGACATTTTAGATCCAAGAATTATAAATATTCGAATAAACTTTGTTGCAAACGTTGATTACACGCAAGATAAACTAGAAGCGCTCAATGCGGCAATTACAGAAATAGAAACCATGTTTGAAGGGCAGTTAGATATAGGACAACCAATATATATCACAAGTTTGTACGACGCTTTGAACAACTTAGAAGAAATTGTTGACGTTACTAACGTAGAAATAACAAATCAGTCCGGAGGTTTATATTCAGATGAAGTACTTAATCTAAAAGAATATATCTCAGCAGACGGAAGAATATTATACGCCCCTGAGAACACAATATATGAATTAAAGTATTCTAACTTGGATATCAAGGGAACAATTAGATAATGGCCACAAAAAAATATAAAGCAACCAAAGATAATACGATAACAAACGCATATGGGATTGATTTGTCTACTAGGGCAACAGGTTCAAATATGGGTGCTTCTGATATACTTGAAATATTTTCGATATACGGTCAACAGACGACGAGTTCTACAGAATTATCAAGAACTTTGCTAGAATTTCCAGTTTCTTCAGTAAGCGCTGACCGAACAGCGGGCACTATCCCTGCTTCCGGAAGCGTGCGCTTTTATTTGCAGATGTACAATGCAAGACATTCCGAACAGTTACCCGAGTCTTTTGTTGTTAACGTTTCGGCCGTTTCACAATCTTGGCAAGAAGGTTCCGGATTGGACATGGAGACGTATAAAGACAAAACAAACAATACTATCGATGGTTCGAACTGGACCAACAGGCTAAAGAGTACGACGTGGAGTCGCCCGGGCGGAGAATATCATTCTTCTTCTTATACGGCGAATTACACTATGCCAAATTACACATTTACTTTTTCTGAGGGTCATGAAGACCTCGAAGTAGACGTCACTGCCATGGTCGAAGAATGGATAGCAGAAACTCAGCCAAATTATGGCTTTGGCGTATACTTAACGTCTAGCTATGAAGCATACCACTCTAATTCTGCCGGCCTTGATGCCGACTCTGTAATCCACAACGCGAACGGTCAAACTACCAGTTATTACACAAAAAGATTCTTTTCCCGATCGAGCGAATTCTTCTTCAAAGTACCGGTTATCGAAGCAAAATGGGATTCTAGAACACAAGATCAAAGGGGTCATTTTTATTATAGCAGCTCTCTTGCTCCTGCTGCAGATAACTTGAACACCGTATATCTTTATAATTATATCCGCGGCGAGCTTAAAAATATTCCTGAGATTGAGACGGGAAGGATCCTCGTGAGTATATATTCAGGCTCATCGGATGATACAGCGCCGACTGGCGACAAATTGAAACTTAGCATCGGAGGCGACGTCGCAGCAAGTAATCATTTAAATGTTACGGGCGGCTTCGTATCAACCGGAATTTATTCTGCTTCTTTCGCTTTTACCGGCTCTTCAACGCTAAAAACAATCTATGATGTCTGGCATTCTGGTTCACAAGCCGTGCATGAAGCGGACACAGGAACTGAGTACAACACTGGCAGTATAAGACCTTTGTCTTTCACATCTCCGAACTGGAACAAGTACGATCAATATGTTACAAAGATTATTAATTTAAAACCAAAGTATGTAAAGAACGAACATGCTAGATTTAGAGTGTTTACCAGACCTCGGAACTTTAGTCCAAATATCTATTCAGTTGCCTCGAAAGACATAGAAAATATTACTATTCCGAATGCCACATATGAAATTATTCGTATGGTCGACGAGAGAACAGTCATAAATAATTCTACCGGAAGTACTGATTATCATACGCATTTGTCGTATGACGTTTCCGGAAGCTATTTTGATTTAGATATGTCTCAGTTAGAATCTGGCTATATGTACGGTGTTAAGCTGGCTTATTACGTTGCAGGACAATGGAGAGATCAAGAAGAAGTGTTTAAATTTAGAGTTGAAGATAATTAATTATACTAGTAAAGTTGGGTTAACCTATGGGCATAAAAGATCTATTTGACAAAGGGCATTCATTAAAGTTTGTCAAAAACAAAACTAAAGATGATCTTTCCGAGTCTGTAGAATCTTATCGTTATATAGACTCTTATGCCGAACGCCGGGACAGAACTATTCCAGACGTCGACTTTGCAACAGCGTCTAATTTTGCTCGTTTCGGGCTAGCCGAAGAGTATTACGATACGGCTATTAAAAGAATTTATCAAACTTATCCTTACGACGGGTCGCAAGCTGAAAAAATTGATTGGGAGAATGATAGCACATATTTAGATCTCTTCATATACGAAAATGAATATCCCAGATCGAACGGTTTTGTTTCAATGGGCGTTACTTCGTCATTCACCGGCACAAAAGATTCTTCACACAACGTCTATTTGTCTTATAACCCGCAATACATATTCATAAAAGGCGGCCCGAACGCTGACGCTAACGGTAATTACAAAAGTGAGTTTTCCGCCGGCCCTGCTAAAACTGGCATTTCAAAAGCAAACATATATCACACAGCTAGCCAAAGAACCAACAATCTAGAATTAGATTTGGCCAAAGGCGTAACTGTAGAATTTTGGATGAAAAAAGAAGGCTGGGCTTCTACTTCTGCAGCACATAACGAATATATCTTTCATTTGTGGAACTCGGGTTCTCTTGAATCTACCGCGATCGCCCGTCCGTTGTATAACGGCTCATTACGCGCGTATGTCAACGGTCAGTCGGCGACAAACGGAAATGTTTTTGTTAAAGCTATTTCAGGTTCCGTTACTTTAGCCTTTACTCACGACACCGGATTAAGTAACATCGCAGACAGTGAGTGGCACCATTATGCATTTACACTAAAAACAGATGGCAGCGATACACATTCTCACCTCTACGTCGACGGCCACCACGAATCTTCTTTAAAAGCCGTTAGCTCCACACTGGATGCAGTTACGGGCAGCATGATTGCGGCCATCGGTGGCCTTGTCGGGCCTTTGACTGGCTCGCTCAGTATCGGTAAAGATTGGGGTAATATTGCTTCCGCTTCTTTTGACGAGTTTAGATATTGGAAAACTTCTCGTGACGCTCAACAGATTGGAAGATTTTACAGAGATCAGGTCGGCGGCGGAACAAATACTGACAATGTTAAATACGACGACATAACTAATAAAGTCGACTTGGGCGTTTACTACAAGTTTAACGAAGGCATTACTACACAGCTGGGAGTAGATTCAACAATATTAGATTATTCTGGTAGGGTCTCTAATGGGGAATTTGTTAACTACATTCCGACATCTAGGAATGTCGGATCCGCGATCGTGTTGTCCAACGCTGCAACAAAAGAATTCAAAGACCCGATTATTTATTCTAGCCACCCGGATGTTTCCA